GTCCACCATGAGCTTCTGGACTTAATGTAGTGCTGGTTGTAATTTCAACAATAGTAGCTGGACCTTGTTGATAAATGCCGCCCAATGAACGAACTGGACCTTGGAATGTGGTACGTGCCATATTAATTCTCCTATATACAAGTTAAGCCTATTAATCGGTATACCGTCTGCTGGGGCAGTTTAATAAGCTGGTATTACCCAGATAAATAATCATACTACAAATAAATTAAAAAGGGGAGTTTTATCTCCCCTTCTTTTTACGCTCCGGGCGAACCGAACATTCCTAGTGGGTCAGAGAACCCAAAAGAATAACGCTCACGAGACTTGTAACGGACGTTACCTGTATCGAAGTCACCGTCCATCGAGTTACTCAAAGGTGTACGAACAAAGTGCTTCATACCATTTGGTACATCGGTGCAGATGAAGTAAGCATTGGTATCAGTCAGATAGTTATTTACTGTATAACCTTCTGGGATTGAACCGTTGTTTACAATAGCGTTGATATCGTTGTCTGCTGTTGCAGTACGGAGCTGTGTCTCTAATAGACGGGTAGCCACGAACTGTAGTGCAGGTGGAACGATTAACTTACGAGGTTTAGCAGCGATTAACAAACCACGCTCATCAGTCCAAGCAGCAATTTGAATGACAGCGGCTTCTAAAGAAGTCTCATTCAAGTCAGCAGGGGTAGATTGAGTATTGCTGTTTGTGCCACCAGAGACCAATGGATGTGACGTACTAAATAAAGCCACGCCATCACCACCAGCATAAACGCCAGCAGAGAAACCGTTGTTTAAGACGGAAGCTGCTTTAGTTTGCTTAGTGTAAGCCATTGCACGAGCTAATGCTTTGGTATAGCGTGATGATAGGCTATCGTAGAGGTTATCTTCGATTGCTTCTTCAGTCAAGCTAAAGCCAAGGGCAATAGTTTCGTGGTTATAACGAGCTGTGAAAGCTTCTTGTGCATTGTCATAAGCGATGGCAGAACCTTCGTTTTTGACCGGTGCAGCATTAAAGCCAGACAGTTTTGTTTCTTCTTCGAACGAACGCTCAGAAGTCTCTGATGCATAGATTTCTTTGTGTTGTTCACCATACGTTGCATACTCCAAACCAAACAAAGCGTTTAGTCCGGGAAGCAACTCTTTAAGTAGCTGCGCTCTTGAAATAGCCATTTAGTTGCTCCCTTAGATGCCGGTTGAGTTGTTATACTGATGCATAGTTGCATTTATCTTAACGATAAACTCAACAAATGTGTCAGTGCCAGTTGCTGTATCTCTTACCACATCAATAATGCGGATAGGTAGAGTATTAGTAGTAGCTTGCGTTCCTTCATCAATCGCTACAGCGGAATTACCAGTAGTGGTAGAACCAGAGTTTTGAATTAGAGCAATGTTATTACCAATAGCAGAAATACCCATTCCAGCCACAGTTGTGGTTGAAGAACAAGAAACGACTTGGAACAATGTATCAGGATCATCCGCAACGACTGCAAAAATCTTCGTTCCAGATTTGATTGCCTGACTTGCTGGGTAGAACTGTTGTTGCTGTACTTGCCCAGTAGATGAGTTAGTAAAACTAACACCTAAAAATACACCGCAAGGTGTAGCTGTAGTTGTGCCAGTATCTTTCTCAATCGTTCCATCGGAAATACGTTTTACTAAATCGCCATAGAAAATGTTCGTAGCATAGCCACTTGCAATTTCCATCTGACGAGTTGCCCCTGCAAAGACTTGACCGCCAATTAAATTGACTGGTTTTAGTCCATACGGAGCGCTTACAGTTGGATAAGCCATATTAAACTCCTAAGTTAAATTAATTACCTTTACCAAATGTGGTCGTAGACTTACTCTCTTTAAAGAGTGGCATCCGTGGATCACTTTGGCGCATAAGACTATTATCTACGGCCTCCATCTGATTTTCTGCTTGATTACGGAAGAAACTGTTCCGTTGATCAACTAAATCTTCTGGCGTTTTGCAGAGTAATAATCCACTGATCTCAATATTCTCTTTGTATCGACTATTGGGATCTATCAACATTTGCATCTGTGGCTGTTCTTCAATGCCTACAGGCTCCCATCCTTCTCTCAATTTCGATGAAAGATTTCTTGGGTCGGCTTGATTCAGCGTTGCTACTCGTATCCATCGGTACTTATAACCTGCTTGCTTGTCCGGCTCTGGTAAAAGCTCTGCTTGTTTCCAAACTTTTACACGTTCCGTAAACTCACGGGTTTCTATTTCTCTTGGTTTCGTTGTCATATTAAGACTCCATTTTTACTAGTTCACGGGCGTATTGCTCTGGCGTTAGACCTAACCTTTTAGCTATCGATAGCTGTGAAGTATTAAGCTTTACCTTTTTCGAGGATGTGCTTCGGTTTGCTGGTGCAACTACGTTACTAAGTTTTTGTCGAGGCTTCTCGTCTTCAGCTTCTTCAAAGTTTTCAGGAAATCTTTTGCGCATTGTTTCGTCAATACGCTTGTAATACTCGTCAGTCGTAGCATAAGCCATTCCGTTTTCTTTGACAAGCTTTTCGTGTAGCCCTAAAGCTAGACTTGTCATTTCATCATCTTGCCCAAACCAAGAGTTTCGGTCTTGCCATGAGGAAGCTTTCTGATCACGGGGTGGTCTTTCCGGCTGTTGTTGTATTTTTACTTCATTTCTTTCTTCTTGTAAAGCATTTTTTTGTTGCATATTTTGCGCAACATTATCTGCCCTATCTAATTTAATGCGGGCGGTAGTCATTTTTTCCTGTGCTTCGACTAACCTATCGCCATCTCCGGAGTCATAAGCCTCCTTATATTCCCGCTTTGCCATCTCCATTTCACGCTGGGCGGCGGTTTTGTAAGAGTCAACAGCATAATTTTCACTGTTGGTAACTCTGCCTTTTAGGGCTTTATTCTCCTCAAATAACTGTTTAGCAATAGCTACGGCTTCCTGTCTTTCACGGTCAGCTTCTTCTTTGGCACGGCGTTCATCGTGATAAATCTTCCTAAATCCAGCTATCTTTTGTTTAGCAGACTCAGAATATTCATCCAGTTCGTCTTTATCCATGCTTTCGACAAACTCAGGTTCAGAAGGCGTTTTGCCACGATCCTGTTTAGGAACGTCACTCTCCACCTCAACTTCTATCTTGTCTTCTACTTCATCGGGATACTTAAATTCTTCAAAGCCTAATTTATTTTCTGCCATCGTAAACTCCTTATTTTCGTCTAATACCACGGGGGTCGGAAACTACACCTTCTACTGTATCGTCATTGATAATACGGAACTCTTTATTATGTATGACTAGTCTTGTACCTGCGTGGGGGCGTACAAGGATAAAATCACCCTTCTTACACCACGGCCCAGTTGGAAACTTTACTTTATCCACATAACAATCGGGTCCTAAATCTATTACAAATAGCACTGTCGTAAGCGTTTCTTCATTTCGCATTGTTTCGTCTGATTTGAGGATGCCTCCGTCATGCTCTTTTTCCGCTTCTGGAATAGCGCAGAGTATGCGATATCCTGACGGTTTTGGGAGCTGTGTTGCTTTCTCTTCGCTTCTTTTATTAAGAACTAGAGATAAATCTACTGCCTGTGCTAGGTCATTCATCGTTTGCCTTTTCTATTCGATCCTTCAGGTCTAATGCGTAACCACGAGCAGTGAGCAGACCCCGAATCTCACCACACGTTTTTTTGTAATCTTCAAACTTCTCAAAATTACCGTTTACTACTGCTTCGTTTAATTGTTTAACTTTTTCGTCTAGTTGTTGAACAATTATGTCTAACTCTGTCATTGTCTATTCCCTGCGTTGCGTTCTCTAGCGGCTGCTATATCAATACCCATTTGCGTAGCTTGCATCTCACTATCACGGTCTAATTTGTCTTTGTCGTAAGACATCTTAATACCCGCTTTTTGCCCTTCTATATCGACTTGAGACTGTATTCGTTCTCTCTCAACCTGTATCTGCTCACCTTTAAGCTGTGCATCCACTTGATCTTTCTGGGCTTTGCGCTGAACGTCTTGCATCTTGATCTGAAGTTCCTGTTGTTGCATCTGAATAATTGGATCTTGGGCTTGCTGTTGGGCTTGTTCTTGCGCCGCCTGTGATTGATTTAATTGGAGTAACTGTATAGAGGCTTGAGCAATCAGTCTAGAAATCTGGACTTCGTACTCTTCCGGAATTGTATCTTCGTCTTCTTTGAGATACGGTAACGGTGCGCCTAACTGCTGTTCTATTAACTGGCGATACTTAAATCCAAAGTGTTCCGCTATATGTGCCTGTAAACCTGCCGTCATTACCTGTGCTTGTGGGTTCTGACCAATAACCTTTGCAGTTAGCGGATCTTTTAGGAAGTTTGTATGGGCAGTAATGTGCGCTTCGTGGTCTTGATAGATGAAAGCCTTAAGTGGCTTACTATTAAGTACATCCATATTCTCAGTAATAGGATCTTTGGGTTTTCTATCCTCTTGCATCGGGATTAACTTTTGGGCATTTCGAATACCCAGCACATCTAACATCTGCCTATGTAATTGCGGTAGATTGTAAATATGTGGTGCGCCCTGTGCTAACTGAAGAACGGCCTGATACTGCACAATCTTCTGTGCCATCGTTGCAGCATTTGGATCGCTAACTGGAATAACGTTAACTAAGTCATAATCTGACTGTTTAGCCCGTGGACTTCCTTCTTCAGGTTCGTAATCGTATTCTTCAGGGGTGTAATCACGGATTATCTCTTTGAGGAGCTTAAGTTCCTGCTTCATCGAGTAGTGAATACGAGACTGTACCGCACTCATTACTTTAAGGGTACGTTCTAAGATAGCTAAAGTTGTTCCAACAGGGGAATTGGCTGACATATCAGATATCTTCATATCCGCTGCCGAGGCAAATCTACGGCCTTCTTCTACAATAGTTCCCAATAGACTATATAAGACCTGACTTGGTTCTTTATACGGTAGACTCATTAAGTTGTCTTTGAGCGCACCGCTTGGAACATCCGCATCCCGCCATTCTCCCGGAGCTATCGGGGTATCATCACCTTTGATTCGCAATCCACGGGTTTTAAATCCGCCCGGTAAGTTAGATAAGGTTCCTGCATCCACCAGTTGCCGTATAAGGGAAGTACTAGACTTGGCAAAAGCACCAACAAGATGGATAAGACCAAAACAGTAGAAACCAAAGCCCGGCACATAACCATAGTGAACAAAATGATTTCTCTTCTGATGTGTATCATCTTCTGGCCTCCAGTTACGCCGTATAGATAGAATAGTTTCGGAATCCTTATCTATAGTTACTACATATGGTAAGGCTATGCCTGTTGGTTCGCCATCTTCTTCGTCTTCATATCCTACTAAGTCGAGATAAACGTGCATTTCAAGAAGTTTATAGCGGTCATCTGTGGTAGCTCGAAAGCCCATCTTTTCTGCGATCTTCTTCTCTACTTCGTCTAATGAAGAGCTGGCCTCTCCCAAATCTACGTCCCGATAAAATCCGGCAAACTGTAAACGCTTTACCTCGTTCTCGGTTTTCCGCATAATGTGGGTTATTCGTGGAGACTGTTCTAGACTAGAAGCCCCGTAAGGTACGACTATATCTTCCGCGGGAATAAACATCGACACTTGCCGATTCAGAGACGGATCAAAGTAGACTTTCTTAAATGCATTACCAGAAAGTCCTAGTCCCCAAATCATTCGCTCATGTTCAGGGCGGTATTCTGTCATTACATCTGTCAATTGGTAGTTCATATCCTCTTGAACTCGTATGGCAGCGTCCTTCTTTTCGGGAGTCTCTTTCCCGATAATCATGGTCTTGACTGGTCCGGCTGCTGGAAACGTTTCCATAATAGTTTCAGCTTGGAACTTAACTAAAGCCTCGGATAAAAGGGGATGATAGACTCCACAAGCACCTTCCCACGGGTCTGTTCTCTCTTCAATCTTCATACCTAATAGCTCAAGCCCGTCAACGTAGGTCTGGATCCAGTCCTTCCTAGCATCAATATCGTCTTGGTAGTCGGCTAATAAGTCGCCAGCTATTTGGACTAATTCTTTCTCACTTATTTCCTCGGCTAGATTATCATCAAAGCTGTCTTCAACATCAATCTCAATCTCTAAAGATTCTAAACCTACGGGATCTTCTATCTCTATCTCTATATCGGGCATTATTTCTTCTTCTATCCCAAGAGGAGCTGCGTATAAACTTTTTTCAATCATGATATGCCTTAGTAATATGCCGCTTTACGTCTAAAGGATCTTACTTCATCCTCTTCATCAGAGGGAAGTCTTAAGAATCCACCTTTTCTAAATCTAATCAACGCCTGTGTACTACTGTCTACTAAGTCATCGTGGTCTGAATTGGGAAATGCCGCCATTTCCTCGATTACTTCCTCCGCCCATCTTGTTGGAGGCGCCCAGACTTTACCAGATGAGAATAAATCCGATACACTATTAATTCGCACTATCTTATCATTACCTCTTGTCGGTGTAAACTCTTGGACAGGTATCCCCATCGCCCTAAGTTCATAGATTAATGGCGCACCTGACGCTTTTGCCTCTACCACAAACGCATCCGGCTCCCATTCTCGGTAATGTTCCATTGCTTTTTCCTTTAATTCGGGAAATTCCATACGTCTTTTAAACGCATCAAGAAGAATAACGTGCGGGTCGGCCTCGTTTTCGTCTTTATAGAAAACTCCCCATGTCGTACACGCACTATAGTCGCTCCGCTCCGTCTTGGTAAAAGCAGTATCCCAGCTTTGGATGATAAATTGACATTTTGGCGGTCTTTCTGGCTCCCAAATCTGCCACCATTCTCTTTTTATGATCGCTCCTTCCTCAGAAGTAGGATCTTGTTGGTACTGTGCTTGCCATTTAGATAAAGGAAGTTCAGTTCTTAATGCCTCAAGCTCTTCATAACTCCAAAATTCTGGCCATAACGGTTTATCACTCGGTAAGATTGCAGGAAAGTCTATTACCTCCCAGTTATCCCCATCTCTTTCTAAACTCGCTCGCTGTATTTTTCCCACTAAGTCCCGTTTAGACCACCTTGTCATCACAATTACGATACTACCGCCCGGCTGGAGTCGCTGTCTGGGACCTGATGTGTACCATTCATAGACCTTATCAAAGACAGACGGGTCGCCGGCGGCTAACGCTGCTTCTTGTTCGGAATGTGGGTCATCAATGATAAGCAAATCAGCTCCTTTACCAGTAACAGTCCCGCCCACACCAATAGCAAAATACTCACCATTAGAATTAGTGGACCAGCGACCAGCAGCTTTACTGTCGTGTCTAAGACTGACATTTGGGAATACCTTACCATAATGATCTCCATCAACTAAATTCCTTACTTTCCTACCAAACCCTACGGCAAGCTCTGCCGTATTCGAACATTGGATAATTTTCTTATTTGGGAACTTTCCCAGAAACCATGCCGGCAATAAGTAACTGGCAAACTCCGACTTCGTATGTCTAGGCGGAAGATTAATAATTAACCGTCTCGTCTTTCCAGCGGCGATCTCCTCAAACTTCTTGGCCATGACCTTGTGGTGTCTGCCGTCTATAAAGCCCGGCCACATCATTCTCACAAACGGTAGAAAGTTTTCCTGCGCCCGATCCATATC